GTTCAGCAAGATTTTTGATCACGCCAGTCTCGATCGAATAAAACCCTCGTTCTGATTCTTCCTGTTAAAAATAAGGGCAGAAGTTTTTTTCTTGCTCGTTCCCCGGCGAAGGGGAAGGCCGGGATGGGGTATTAATGGCATCTCTGAACTGACCCTCTTTTTTGCACGGCTCCTAACTCATTGATTTAATGAGTGCATGCGAACCCACAAAAAAAGAGGGTATTTCTGCTAAAACAGGAATAATCTCTTGCGGTTCAAAGCCTAAAGCTGTAAACCCAACGGTTCACTGCCGGACAGGCAGCACGCAAATCCAATAACTTACTGTTTTTTCTTTAAATAAATTCCCTCTCCAAAAACCCTCCAAAACTCTTCCCCAAAACCGATTGATAATTAAACGGCGATGACGACCCACTTTTCTTTGCGCTCGTCATGATAGAGCTCAGTCATCTTCGCTGAACTGTGTCCCAGCAATTCCTGAGTGTTGATCCCCTGTGCTTTATACAAGCGCTCGGAAAGGGAACGTTGTTCGTGAAATGTCGGCGGGGTTTTACCCTTTTCAATTTTAATTTTTGCGCAATCCCGGGCTTCCGCGAATCGTTGAGTTAATGACCCTTCAGCCACTGGTGAACCCAGCGCCGAACCGCCGATGACAGTTGAGTTATGGACAAGATGTTTACTCAGCACACGGTCGCGACATTTGTTGATCACATCACGAACACTCATGTTGATGGCGTCACATCGCAACGAGAGGGGGATCGCTATCCGGATTTTTCCTTTACCTTTTCCCTGGACAATATGAAGCATATCATCCCAGATATCAGAGAATTTCATTTTTACTATGTCGCCACGCCGCTGGCCAGTAACTACAGCGAGCAGCATTGCATTGCAGATGTACGGTGACCTACGTTCTGCTTCGTGATAGATCGCCCACCAGTTCTCGAGCGTGAGTCGCTGTCTGGAGACTTCATCCAGTGGTTTACGTGTGGCCAGTGCCGGATTAAAGCCGGGCGGAACCTCACCGGCAAACTGTGCTTCCTTAAACATGTCGATCCATGCAGCTCGCATGACCTGTGCCATTCTTGTTTTATTTGCATCGACATATTCGTTTATCAATGCAGCCATCTCACGTGCGCCGAACTCTTTGAGCAATGTGTTTTGAGAACGAGCCGAGAGAAGTTCAGCACATGCTTTGCGCCCCCTGGCAGTAGATGATGCCAGCTCTTTTCGCTGCACACGTCGGTCAAGGATGGCTTTGTATTCTTTCACCCATTGCTTTAATCGCATGTTCTGAGCATTTGGTTCGGTTTTTTGTTTCGCAATATCTATCAGGGCGAAAGATTGAGAAGTTAATTGCTCAGCCGTAATGCGATTCATTTCAAGTGCCGCTGCATGCGCGGCATCTGAATCCGTACCAAAACCAATAAACTCCCCCGTAATGGGGTGACGATATTGCCAGTACGTTTTGTTGTTTCGCTTATCCAATTTGCAATACAAGTTCGGTGTTGAAATGTTGTATTTACGGGGTCTTGCTGCCATTAAGTGCTTTCTCCACTAAAGTGCGGGCGCTGGCAGGGAGATGGTTCGATATTTCGACCCGTTCAACCATACCAACAAACCTAGCTTCCTCATCAACAACCCATCGGCGACCTTGCTTAACGGCTGGCGGATATGTTTGCCGCGTTTTCGCAATACGGTGAAGGGTGGCTTTGCAGGGAGGTTCTTTGAAGCCATTTGGTCCTGCTGCCCATTCCGCTAAAGAAACTAATTGGCCCATACTATTACTCCACACGTTTAGTTATAGCCGGCTGCACACCGGTTTACTGACTGACCCGAAATCGGCCGTAATATTTCCCAGCTCGCCACCAGAGCATTTTCATACCCAGCGGCATTGCTGGTGCAAACTCAACTGGGACAAACCACAGATTCAGCATTCTTTTCACAAAAAACCGCCTTACAAAATGCGAACGGGTTGTTTCAATCATGGCTGCATTCCTAAATAAGTAATTCCCAGATTTCGGCGTGAGCGAATCCCTTGCCAGCATTGGCAATTAAATTTCAGTAATAACGATTCACTAAATGCCCCAGTGGACCAGGGCATTTAAGGCCGCGCTATCAGGCTTTGAACTCACCGATGAATGTTTCGACTTCAACGTCGGTGAAGTTGGCTTCCAGTAGTTCGCGGAACTCGGTGGCCATCAGTTCTTCAGCCGTTTCCAACTGCACGATGCGCAGAACCAGCACCGGAGCATTGCCGCCGGTCAGCACGCTGTAGCGCAGACGGAATCGTCGCTCTCCCAGCCCTTCATATGGCACGCACTTAAATTCGAATGCCGCAGGCATGACTTCTTTGCTTTTTGCCTCAACGCTTTCCATCACTGAGCGCTTGGCGCCGAAATCACTATCTTCATGATCCGCAGAACTGGATGCTTCGATGGTAATTTTACGGACGCCGCCGATCGCTTTCTTGATGTCCAGCACTTCTCCGTCAGCGGTGAAAGCCATCAGGAATTCAGACCAGTCTTCGAGCCACTCGGCCAGATCCTTCTGTGAGTTTTTATCGCCATTGATGTTCAGCAAAGCCTGGAATGGCGCAGTGCGTTTCAGTTTCAAAACTGCGATGTTACTGGCGCTCCACACAAAAGGGCGTGCTGATCAGCGAGCGCGGACGGATCTTCCGGTCAAATGCGCTGGCGGCCATTTATCAGCAGTTGCGCAGCCGTCCGACGGCACTACTCACCGAACTGGATGTGCATCTGGTTCTCTACCCGCCGAACCGGGCGAAACGGGATTTAGATAATTTCCAGAAGGCGCTGTTTGATGGGCTGACCCACGCTGGGATCTGGAAGGACGACAGCCAGGTCAAACGCATGACGGTTGAATGGGGAGAGGTAACGAAGGGCGGTAAAGCAGAAATAACGATTACTGATTTCAAAACCCCCGGTGTGCAGCCGGTTTAACGTGTGGAGTGATTATGTCGAACAGTTTGCTGTCAGGAAAAGTGGTAACGATGTCGAGCCGTGAGATTGCTGAGCTGGTGCAAAGTAAGCATAGCGATGTGAAGCGCTCAGCTGAACGGCTCGCAGTTGGTGGAATTTTAAGCGCGCCGTTGGCGCACACCCCCTATTTTCATGAGCAAAACGGTCAGGAGTATCAGGAGTACTGGTTCAATAAACGTGATTCGCTGGTGCTGGTTGCCCGCCTGTCGCCTGAATTCACTGCCGTGGTAGTGGATCGCTGGCAGGAACTGGAATCGAAAAGCCAGTTACCTCAGTCATTGCCGGAAGCGTTACGACTGGCTGCTGACCTGGCCGAAGAAAAACAGGTGCTGGAATCACAGCTGGCGCTGGCGGCCCCGAAAGTGGAATTCGTTGATCAGTACGTGATGGCTAAGGGCTCTATGGGATTCCGCGCGGTCTGCAAATTACTGCATGCCAAAGAACCGGAATTCCGGATGTTCCTGCTCGAGAAAGACATTGTTTACCGACTTGAAGGCCAGTTGACGCCAAAGGCCAATCATTTAGAGGCAGGTCGGTTTGAGGTGAAAACCGGTACCAGCCAGCAGAATCAGCATGCGTTTCGCCAGGCCAGATTCACGGCAAAGGGCGTTGAATGGGTTGCCGGGCTGTGGACTGGTTATCTGCGACAGAAACAGGAGGCCCACGCGTGAGAGCATTGTTAAAACCGTATCCTCAGAGGGAACTGGGGATCGTGCAGTTCGCGCTGCCGGCGGACATGTTGAAGTTCTTCAGCAGTAAACGTCTGCTGATCACCAACGAGCCTGCTGACCTGCATACCGCGCCAGATGGACTGGTGCCAGCAGAAGCACAATCACTTTCGCGTGATCCGCGCCTGTCTGGTTTCCTGTCTTCCCCTGCGGTCATTGCCAAGGTCGGCGGCATGGCGGCGCTGACGCTGTGGGTTAAGCGCCACCGCGCCTGTGAATGCCCGGACTACAACGGAGAATACCATCACCATGAGCTGGTGCAGGTTCCGCGTGGTCGTGGCGTGGTCTGTCTGTGCTGGGCGCATGACAACGAGTTTCGGGAGAAAGAATCGCCAAAACTGGATGCTATCGCGCTGGCGAACGCCGCCGAATTTGTGACTGAGGCAATCCGGTACCGGTATGGCCTGCCTGATGGCCGTCACCTGACCTTGCCAGAATTGTGCTGGTGGGCAGTTTCGAAAGGGCTGGTTCACCTGCTGCCGGAAGAAGTGGTCTGCGCGGCACTGGGAATGAAATACAACCCGCCCGGTGGCCAGCGTAAAGAGGCTGACGTCAATCCGTGGGAGAAGCAACCCCGCGAAGAACTAGCGAACAATGTCAAACCGGTGCTGGCGCTGACCGTTGATCCGGAAACCCCTGAATCCTTCATGCTTCGCCCGAAGCGGCGCAGGTACGAAAACACGAAATACACCCAATGGGTAAAGCGCCAGCCATGCTGCGGGTGTGGCAGCGGTTCTGATGATCCGCACCACATCACTGGCAATGGATTTGGCGGTATGGCGACAAAAGCGCATGACTTGTTCGTGATCCCGCTGTGCAGAGGGTGTCACGACTCACTTCATAAAGATGTAGCCGCTTGGGAAGTAGAGCACGGTGCACAGGAATTTCTGGTGCTGAAGACATTAGACCGCGCGCTGGCGATGGGTGTTATCGCTACCGGCAAGTAAAAATAAGTGTGGAGACAGCATGAACCTTGAAACGATTTTGAAGCATTTTTCCCCGAAAGGCTTATCGATCAGCGACAGTTCCCGCGCGACGGCCAGCGATGCACTGAACATCACTGACATCATGGCAGCACTTGGTATGACACAAAGTGGTGCTGAATTCGGCCTGCGTCTGTTCCTGGCAAAAGCCGGTATCAGCCAGCAGGACAAAACCATAGCGATCGGTATGCTGACGCAGTACGCCAAACAGCATGCCCCGAAACACATCGGCAAAGTGGCTGGGCGCCGCATGGCTGAATGCCTGCGCATTATGGCGAAGATGGCTTTTGAAGATTACGCGCGCTCGGCGGCGGCTACATCTACCTGCCCGTGCTGTTCCGGTACCGGCCTTACGAAGGTGAAAAGAACCTTCAGAAATCAGCTGGCAATTGACCGCCGTGAATATCTTGATGCGCTGCCGGGCAATTTAGGGCTGATTTACCGGGATGAAATGAAGTCCAAAACTGAAGGCGAAGAGATAGTTGATGTTATTTGTCAGCCATGCAAAGGAAAGGGCGTTATTTCGAGCCGCTGCCGGTGCAACGGTACGGGCAAAGTTGTCGATCGGGAGAAATCCATTCTGATGGGGCTGCCGGTAGAAAAGGAATGTCCGCGCTGTCATGGCGTTGGCTATTCACGCCTGCCAGCGGCAGCGGCAGCGGCGCACCGCGCAGTGAAAGCATTACTGCCAGACCTGCCGGAAAGAACATGGAACAACAGTTGGAAACCGTTCTACGATAAGCTGATCACCAAGTGCTTCATTGAGGAGTCGGCCGCAGAATTTGAATTTAAAAAGGTTATCCGATAATTTAGACGTTGCAAAAGTTGCCGAATCTGGCTAGATTTGTCCAAATAATGGAAGATTATACCTGATATCAAGCCTCGGCAAATGCTGGGGCTTTTTGTTATCATCACTCCTTCAAATAAGAGGAGTGGACTATGAGTTGGCTCGGCACCCCATTTTTAGATGATAGAATTTATGAACCATTATCACTTTCTATAAATCACATTCCCGACTTGGTTCTACAAACATCATTTTCTTGGGAAACTGTAATTAGCAGTTTTATAGCAGGCGTGATTCCTACTGTTTTCGCTTATTTTGCAATCAAGAAAAACTTCGAGCTTGCAAAATATCAAAACGAACTTTTAGAAAAGAAAGACTTCGCTCAGATATATCGTGCGGCAGTTGCCGAACATATTACTGATATACGAATGTATCTTTTTGCATATCAGCAGTGGTTATTGCAGAAAAATAATGAACCAAAAGATTTAGCTGCCTTGAAAAGAGGTATTGTGCCTCATGTATTGATTGCTCCTATGGAGGCGGCTGAAAAAAGTAAAAATAAAATTATGTTATTAACTGGTGTTCCTGATGGGAATGAAGTACTCAAAAGTCTGGGAGTAGTACAACAAAGAATGCAACTATCTATAAGTAACCCAGCTTTTACCCAACAGCAGGATGCATTTAATAAGTCAATTAATGACTTCATATTTGCATGTCATTTATTTCTAAATTCTCGTTAATACGTAGATCTAAAGACAATGAGGCTGCCATCAGGCGGCCTTTTTTTATGCCCTCAATTCGGTTGTAAGGATACCTACGGCGATAGGAGGTTATCGATTGGCAAACGCGGCCGCAGAGAGAAGTGGCAAAGAACCCCAGCTTCGAGTCAGCGTAGTTTTCTCTTTTTATGCTGTATGGTATTTTATGTCGCTGTGGTGGATCTCACCTAAGCGGTGGGGCAAATCAGCTAACGAAGTAAGTTTGGCACAGTGTAAGCGAACCATGGTTTGGCTGACTAAAGGTTCACCGGGAGGCACCCGGCACCGCAGCACATAACGAACAAGGCTTTGCAGTCTGCGAAGATGGGATAGCCCGTAGTGACTGGAAAGCACATTCGCATGAGTGCTTAACGAACCTCATCTTGAAGTCGTTTTTGCTTGGTAGGCAAGTGCTCAGCCGAATGTGAATCAGAACCCGCCATGTGTGGGTTTTTGCATTTCTGGAAGACTATGAAAATTTATTCGAATCACTTTCATACGAAAGGTTTCTTCATGGGCTGCGAAGCACGGGAAGATTTCTGGGTTTTCTGAGTGATACTGTTGGCTAGGGGCATTTCTCCATGATCCGCCCCGACGATGAATTCAGTGCTACTGGAGGAATTTTTCAATTGACTGAATTACGGCCTGCGGATGCAAAACCGCCGGAGTCAGTAATTGAAGGGTCAAATGTTTTATGGCGTCTGCCGGAAGCTCTCGAAGTTTTGAAATCAGCCCCTTCTTCTGCTCTTCCGGAATATTCGAAACAGCAATGACGTCTTCTAATGCGATAATTGTACTGTCGTGTAGCTTCACCGTCTGGACATTGAGTATTGCTCCTAATCCACCGTCATCGCGGATAAAATCTATACCTTTATGGGTAATAGACGGCCGATTAACAAGTGCATATCCGGACATGGTGGGCTTTAGTCCGCTATGTATCAGTTGGTGCTGCTCAAGATAAAGTAAGTTTGCGATGCTATGTTCATTGCTACCGAATTTTGAAAGCACTTCTTGGATTTGCTCGTGCGTGAGTTCTTCTGGGTAAACGTCATAGAGAATCTGAAGCATTTCCCTCTGAATATTTCTATCAAACTTATCCACCATAATGAATTCCTTGTTTCTGGTTTGGCTTCTGGAGGCTAAATGGCTATCGATAAAATGCTGGCATTCATTTCAGCGGATACCAGCTTGATTGAAGAGAAATTAAACCGTTTATTTGAAGTGTTTCCCAAACATTTCTCTGACGAGCTTCTCGGCATGGTCTCTGGCTTGCTTAACAATGTCGTCTTTGTGAATGGTCCTGTTGCAGTTGGTGCAGGTGGTGCCCTCGATATCGTCTGTGTCTTTGATTTCGACGCCGCTTCTTACGACCAAGTCATGACCGCAGCCGGGGCATTTAAAACTAACCTTGCTCATAAATAATTCCTTCTATCTGATGTGGTTACTTTTGGCGATTTAACAATATCAGATACGGTAATAAGCGGCCAGACGCTAACTCTGGCAACAATTTCAGGCTACGCATTTGCGTGGCCTTTTTTATGACTAAGCACAGCCAACTTAGATGTTGGAGGTGGAGCTATGAGAATGGACAAATTAACGACCGGAATTGCCTACGGTGCGGCTGGGTCAAATACAGGCTTCTGGCTTTACAGTCTGTTGAATTCGTTCAGCCCTGAGCAGTGGACGGCTATCGGTGTTCTTGGTGGTCTTTTTTTCGCCCTAATTACTTGCCTGATTAATGTCGGATTTAAAATCTGGGACCGAAAACACAATATGGTGCGGCGTGACGAGGATTGACCATGGCGAACCTGAGAACAAAACTCAGTGCTGCCATGCTGGCGCTGATTACCGCTGGCGCTTCAGCCCCGGTGATGATGGCTCAATTCCAGAAAGAAAAAGAGGGAACCAGCCTGATTGCATATCAGGATCAGGGTGGAAAATGGACAATATGCGGGGGTGTAACAACGGTAAATGGCAAACCAGTGTTTAAGGGTATGCGTCTCACCCAGAACCAATGTGACGTTATCGATAAAGCCGAGCAGGCAAAGGCGTTGGCATGGGTTGATAAAAATATTCACACTCCACTGACCGAGCCGCAAAAAGTCGGTATTGCGTCGTTTTGTCCATGGAACATCGGTCCTGGCAAATGCTTCCCTTCAACGTTCTACCGAAAAATTAACGCTGGTGACCGCCTTGGTGCATGCGCAGAGATTAAACGCTGGATCTGGGACGGTGGGAAAGATTGCCGAATTCGGGCGAACAACTGCGCCGGACAAGTCATCAGACGTGATCAGGAAAGCGAGCTGACGTGCTGGGGGCTGGATGAATAACAATTTATCGATGGTGTTGGTCTTCGTGGCTGGCGTTGCTCTTACCTGGTGGGTTGAAGGGCTACGCTGGGACGCCGACGTTTCCAAACGGAATGAATCCCACACCGCAGAACTAAAGAAACAAAGCGATCAGGCCGTGATTGACCTGACCAATCAGAAGAAGCGCACCGATGCTGCACTGGCGGCTTTCGAGGCGCTGGACGCTAAGCAGACGAAGGAAATGGCAGATGAACAGGCCAAGAATGAGAAGTTGCGTGTTGATGTCGCTGCTGGTACTCGCCGGGTGCGAATCGCCGCGGCAAAACTTGCCACCTGTCAGCTCGTCGGGAACAGCACTTCCGGCAGCGGCAGCCTGGGCGATGCAGTACAAATCGACCTCACGCCAGCAGGTGGATCAGCTGTTCTCAGTCTCAGAGAGTCAACCAGCAGAGATGAACAAGTAATCCAGTACTTCCAAGATTACGTGAAGGAGGCAAAAGCCCGTTGTAAGATTCAGTGAACTTGATAAAGTGAAGTTAATAGTACTTAAGACACAACAATCTGTGCTGTTATACTTTTAAAAATTTCACTTCATCGGAGTTCGCATGATTAATATCTGGGTGTCGATCTTAGTTGCTTTTATTTCATCATTTTCAATTTTGGTTGCAAATTATATAAATAATAAATCTAACGAAAATAGGATAAAAATACAGGCAGAGCTAGACCGAAATAAAGAAAGAGAAAAAATAAGATTGGCAAAGTGCGAGGAGATTTATTTAAATTTAGTAAAATGGCAAAAGTTCATTTTTTCCCTGCATATGGATTGGATATCACTTATGGATGGGCATGCAACTCTCGAGGAATTAGATAAAAAAGAATCCAAAAATTGTGATGTCAATGCGCTTCAGGCATCTTTAGGGGTTTACTTCCCAAACTTAAAGCATGACTTCAAAGCGTGTCAGGTAAAGTTGCAACCTGCAAATAAAGTTTATTTCGATATAAGAGAAGGCAAGAAGTTTGATAGAGTTAGAACACGAAATATTATTCTTGAATCGGGGACTAATTTTGACAATGCTGTAGATGAATTACTATTAAAGTTAAGTGCTGTTGCTGATTTTAAATGAACAACAGATATTAAAAGCCGCCTAAGGGCTAATGCCGGTCACTTAAGGAAATGAGGCCCGTGAATTTGGGCCTTCGATGAAGAAAAATAGCGCTATAAGCCTGATTCCTTCATTATCCTTTGAAGCACAAAAATGAATTTGTATTCATAAAAATGCTTAAGTGACTGGCATTAGCCTAAGGGCGGTTTTTTTTATGCTCAATAAGAAGGTGTTATTCAATGGGAGTCATTATTGACGGTACACCCTACAGTCCAGCCGGGGAACGGAAAACAAGCATTGGTATCGCAATAACGTCACACAACCGGCCTGTTGTTCTGGAAAAAAAGATTGAACAGCATCTGAAATATCTACCGGCAGGCGCTAAGTTAATCGTGATTGATGATGGTTCAGCGCCAGCTGCTACCGCCTCCGGTATCGAAATAATCAGGCATGAGAGGTCACTCGGGATCGTGGCATCGAAGAACCGGAGCCTCGAGGAACTGATTGATGCTGGTTGTGAGCACCTTTTCCTGTGGGATGACGACGCCTACCGGCGTACACCTTCACGGCATTGTGCCTCAAGCCTCTGCGTTCGACCCGGCATTTTCGGTAGAGCAGCAGAACGGCATCGATGATCTGCGCCTGGCAATGTTGCAGGCACAACTGGCGCGCTTCCCGGCTTCAGGCCATGTCCTGCACTTCATCGACTGGGCGAAGATCGAACTGACGAAAGACACGCTGGGCCGCTACATTCTGGCGAACCCTTCAGCTCTGACGGGTCCTACACTGTGGGGCTTGCCAGTCGTGGCAACAGAAACTGCCGCCTTCCAGGGTAAATTCCTGACAGGTGCCTTTAATGCCGCCGCTCAGCTGTTCGACCGTGAAGACGCCAACGTAGTGATCAGCACCGAGAATGCCGACGATTTCGAAAAGAACATGATTTCGATTCGTTGCGAAGAGCGTCTGGCGCTGGCAGTTAAGCGCCCGGAAGCGTTTATTTACGGTGCATTCACCGCGCCTGGTGCGGGAAGTTAAATTTTGCAACTTGTGGCGGCCTTCGGGCCGCTTTTTCATTTGTAAAAGGTTGGGCAAAAGATGGCTGATCCCGCCGCAGTTATTGATCTCGGTATCGTAAAAAATCATTGCCGGGTTGAACCTGATTTCACCCTTGATGATTCGTTATTCCAAATTTATACCGGTGCTGCGAAGCGTTATGTTGAAACGTGGACGCGCCGGACGCTTTACTTACTGAACACTGATCCGGGTTACGACACAGACGAAAACCGCCTGTTACTTGATGACGATATCCGCACAGCGATGCTTTTGCTGATTGGCCACTGGTATGCCAACAGGGAAGCCGTAAACATCGGGAATATCACTTCGACCATCCCTTTTGCAGTGGGATCGCTTTTGCAGCCGTATAGAATTTACGGTCTTTAAGGAGTGCTTTATGCAGGCCGGACGACTTCGTGATCGGGTAACTATTCAGAATTTTATTGAAACCAGAAAGCCATCCGGACAACCGGAAAAGGTCTGGTCGGACACGGCAACCGTATGGGCGGAAGTGAGAGGCATAAGCGGGCGTGAACTTGTGGCGTCAGGGGCGGAAAAAGCCGAAGCAACGATACGTGTATGGATGCGCTATCGCGATGACGTCGGCGCTTCATCCCGGCTTGTCTGCGAGTCAGGACCCTTTAAAGGACAGGTTTTAGAAATATCAGGTCCCCCAATCCCAGACTCAAGAATGACGCAGTTGGAAATTCTCTGTAATCAGGGGGTGAAAACGTGATCGACACTAAACTCGATTTCTCGGATTTGCTGGACCTGTCCGATGACCTGAAAGCCCTGAGCAAAGCTGAAAACAGAAAAGTGATGCGCGATGCCACACGCGCCGCAGCCACTGTTTTTAAAGATGAAGTGATCAAGCGGGCCCCCGTTCGCACCGGCAAGTTGAAGAAAAATATTGTCGTGATGACTCAGCGAGACAGAAACGGTGATATTTCCTCTGGTGTTCATATCCGAGGCACTAACCCTCGCACCGGGAACAGCGATAACAAGATGAAGACCAACGACAGAAAGAATGCCTTTTACTGGCGGTTTGTTGAGTTGGGCACTTCTTATATGGCTCAGGTTCCTTTTGTTCGCCCGGCTTATGACGCCCGGCAGGATGATGCAACAAAGGCTGCATTTTCCCAGGCCAATCTTGCTATCGATAAGGCGCTATCAAAATGACCGAAGCCGATGTTTTTGCGCTCATAGGTATGTTGGCAGGCGGGCAGGTTTATCCTTACGTTGCCCCGCTGAATGCCGAAGGCCAAACCGCTGTCAGCGCGCCGTGGATCGTCTTCAGTATTGTCAGCGAAAACTTTGGCGATACCCTTTGCGGCCCTGCCGAAGAGACAGATTCCGTTCAGGTCGATGTTTACGCCAAATCGCCTGATGAAGCCCGCACAATTCGTGAGTTGGTACAAAACGCGCTGGCGCCACTGAATTTCACGCAACTTAACCGAACTAACGGCTACGAGTCAGAAACGGGGCTCTACCGTGCCATGCTGGAAATTCAGAACCAGCAATAACCCATCACCTCACCAATAGCCGCCCACGGGCGGTTTTTTTATGTCCGGAGAATTTATGTCGAGTAAATACGAAGTCACAAAGGGTATGACGTTCGCCGTCACCGACGCGCCGGTTTCTGCCGCTGATTTTACCGCACCTGGTTTTCCCGGTGTGGGGATCACCTGGCTGGAAGCTGCATGCGCAACGAAAGAAATCACCTATACCGGCGGCCAGAAGGGCGACATTGATGTCACCACGCTGTGCTCTGTCGAACAGGAGCAGACCAACGGCCTCGCTGCTCCGGCAGAAATGTCGATTACGCGTAACTGGGTTGGCGATGAAGAGGCACAGGCCGCATTGCAGACGGCATATGAAAATGACGAATTGCGGGCGCTGCGCGTGAAATTCGCTTCAGGCAATGGCTACTACATTCTCGTTGAAGTACGTCAAAGCTCATGGTCAGCGGCTACGTCTGGGGCGCACCGTTCACGAACTCCGCCAAACCCTTACCGCCAGTGAATTGAAAATGTGGATCGCCTATGACCGGTTAAGCCCTATTGGCGACTGGCGCGGTGATGTTCAGGCTGCGCAAGTCGCGACCGCAACTATCAATGCACAGGGCGGAAAACTCAGCTTAAACGATGTGCTGCTGAAGTGGGGCCAGACGGAAGAAGAGAAAGAAATTAGTGATTTTGAAGAGTTTTTAGGCGGTCTTTGATACCCGCGCAGGCGGGGTTTATATGGGTGAAATATGGCTACGCTGCGCGAACTTATTATCAAAATTTCAGCGAACTCCAGTTCATTTCAGTCTGAAATTTCCCGTGCTTCCCGGATGGGGGCCGATTATTACAAAACGATGGAACAGGGCGGCAAGAAGGCCGCAGCAGCAGCACGTAATACTCGCCAAGCCGTATCTGAATTAAGCGCGCAACTTACATCAGCTCAGTCATCCGCCGCCGGTCTAGCCGGTGCGTTTGCTGGCGCATTCGCCACTCACCAACTTATTGAATTTGCCGACACATGGAATCAGCTAAACGGACGGCTGCGCCTGGCTTCAACCTCAGCAGATGATTACGCTACATCACAACGTACGTTGATGGAAATCAGCCAACGTACGGGGACTTCTCTCGAGGCAAACAGCAACCTTTACAGCCGTATTGCCCAGGCGCTACGTGCGGCAGGCTATGCATCTTCAGACGTTGCGAAGGTCACGGAAACCGTGGCCACGTCGCTGAAACTGTCAGGGGCCAGCACAGAAGAAGCCAGTTCGGTGATCACGCAACTCAGCCAGGCATTAGGTTCCGGCGTTTTACGTGGTGAAGAATTCAACGCCATTATGGAGAGTGGCGGCCGGTTGGCGAAGCTTCTTGCAGATGGGTTGGGTACCACGGTTGGCGGTCTCCGTAACATGGCAAACAACGGCGAGTTGACGACTGATAAGATAATCCCGTTGCTGACCAATGTTCAGGTGCTCAGAAAAGAGTTTGAAACCCTTCCTGCTTCGATCAGCGGATCCGCGCAGAAAGTGAAAAATGCCTTCCTCGCATGGGTGGGTGGTGCGAATGATGCGGTTGGCGCGTCATCAAGTCTGTCTGGCGTGTTGGATGGACTGGCGAAAAATATCGATACCGTTGCGAATGTTACGGGCGCTCTGGTTGGATTGGGCATTGCCCGGTACTTCGGGAATATGGTGGGAAGTGTCGCCCAGTCAACGGCCGCAGTAATCTCAAACACTGCTGCCGAGGTGGCGCTGGCACAGGCTCAGGTGCGTGGAGCACAAGTCAGCGTGGCCGCTGCACGCCAGACTGTTTATCGTGCGCAACAGGCAAGGGCTGCCGCAACATCCATTGAGGCGCAAATTCTCGCTGAACGGAATTTAGCTGCCGCCCAGACATCACTGAATAGTGCTATCAGCGGGCGTTCTGCGGCAATGAGCCAGCTGAATAACACAGCGTCAGTCATGAACCGGCTGGGTGGCGGCGTTCTTAGCCTGCTGGGTGGTTGGCCGGGCCTTATTATTGCGGCCGGAACGGCAATGTATGGTCTGTACCAGCATACTCAACAGGTACACCAGGAAGCCGTCAGCTTTGCCAATAATCTCGATGAGATAAACGGCAAGCTTCAGACCATGTCTGTGCTTGGCCTGAAGGCAACAGCCGGTGACGCGCGTTCTTCTCTGGCCGCACAGAAAAGCGACCTTGCCGATCTGGATGTTCAGATTGCCAAAGTGAAAGACAGCCTGAAAGGGTTGGATCAGATCCAGCAGGACTATAACGCACACCCGACCGTAACCCAGTTGAACACGTTCATGGATCAGGCGGACATCACCGCTAAAAACATCGAACTGACCGACAAGCTGAACAAACTGGAATACGAACGCGAGAATGCTGCGGCGAAAGTGGCCAGCACTCAAAAGTTAGTCAATGACGCCAGTGATCTGGCAACTAAAAAGGCTATCGAACAGGCTGGAGCGGTCTCCATTCTGAAAGGTGCCTATGACCTGCTTAACCGGTCAATGTCGGCGACAGCCGGTGCCACGCCGCCTCAATATGCTGGGCCTGTAGTTTCAACCGCGAATGCCACTCCTCAGCAATCCACCGCAGTTGAAAAATCCCGGCGTGAAAACGAGTTAGCCAACCTTTCAGGGCTGCAAAAGCTTCATCAGCAATATGTGTATGAAGCCGAGGACCTGAAACTTACCGGCGCACTCTATACGACTTACATCTACAACAAAGATCAGGCAGCCAAAAAGGACGCGGCAGCCGCACAGGCCAAAAAGGACGGCACTGCCGCCACCAATGCCCAGAACAAGGCAGAGCGTGAAGCGGCGACAGTCGCCGAGCAATACAGTCGCAAAATGGCCGATCTGACGGTCGCTATCGAGGTTCAAAAGGTCAGGGCCACTGAAGGTGAAAAGGCTTCTGAGCTTTATGCTGCCTCTCACCAGGCCGGTACCAAATGGACGGATGAACAGCGCAAAGCCATTCAGGCTTCATCTGCTGAGCTCGCCAAGTGGAATCAACGCGCTGACGAAACTGTCAGAAAACAGCGCGAACAGGCCGATGCTTTGAAGGACTTAACGGATGCGGCCAGAAAATACCGGGATGAGGCGGCGCTGACGACTGAAACGGCCGGGCTGAGTGACCGGCAGCGCGGGCGGTTTGATGAAACCCAGCAGGTTAACAGGGTGTTCTCTAAAACCGACCAGGGCGCACAGGCCATAGCGGCGCGTGAGGCCGCGCTGACCGAACTGGATAAGAAATATAAAGCCACTGCCGCGGCAGAGGCAGACTGGATGTCTGGCGCTTCGAAGGGATACAACAACTGGCTCGAGGAAGTCAGTAGCGTATCAGGAACCGTTTCAGATGGCGTGAAAAATACCCTTGATAGCGCGTTCACCAACGTCACTTCAATGCTGGAAGGCAACAAGGTGAGCTGGAAGTCATGGGGAGTGTCAATCCTGCAGATTATTGAAAAAGTGGCGCTTCAGATGGCGGTGGTCAGCGCTATGGGAGGCGGCTCTTCTTCGTCATCTGGTTTATTCGGCTCTCTGGTTGGCGGCGTTGCGAGTTACTTCGGCGGTTCAGGCACATCCGGCGCGGCAGCGTCCAGCTCATTCTCTTCTGGTGCGTATAGCAATCTGAGTTTTAACGCCAAAGGCGGCGTCTACGATTCCCCGTCCCTGAATTCATTCAGCGGTGGGGTCTACAACACGCCAACCATGTTTGCTTTTGCGCAGGGCGCTGGGGTATTCGGAGAGGCGGGGCCGGAAGCCATCATGCCACTGACCCGGGCAGCAGACGGTTCACTCGGCGTGAGAGCGGTGGGCGGGGGTAACTCTTCCGGTGTCTCAGGTGGTGCACCTCAGGTTTACATCTCTATTGATGGGAACGGTATTCGAGCAGCACTGCCAAAACCCGATACACGACGGCTCTGGTGTCATGGTCTGATCCGGACAACGCCTATGCTGATGCTATGGAACCCGTTTTTGAACAGGATCTGGTTACGCGCTACGGCTTTAACCAGTTAGAGCTGACGGCTATTGGCTGTACCCGTCAGTCAGAGGCGAACAGGAAGGGACGCTGGGGTATCCTGACGAATAACAAAGACCGGGTGATTACCTTCAAGGTCGGGCTGGATGGCATGATCCCGCAGCCCGGTTACATCATTGCGGTTGCAGACGAAATGCTGTCAGGAAAAGTGACAGGTGGCCGCATAAGTTCGGTGAACGGTCGCGCGATTGCTTTGGACCGTGTGCCGGATGCAGTTGCTGGTGGCCGGCTGATTTTAAACCTTCCATCAGGTGCCGCTCAGTCACGCACGATTCAGTCGGTGACGGGGAAGGTTGTCACTGTCACAACGGCTTACAGCGAAACACCGGAATCTGAAAGCGTATGGGTGGTTGAGTCTGACGAGCTGTATGCGCAGCAATACCGCGTGCTCAGCGTGGCTGACAACAACGACAACACATTCACCATTTCCGCGGCGTATCACGACCCCGATAAATATGCGCGCATCGATACCGGTGCCATTATCGACGAACGCCCGATCAGTGTTATCCCGCCGGGCAACCAGGCTGCCCCGGCTAATATTCAGATCGGCTCTTATTCTGTGGTCAATCAGGGGATCAGCGTTCAGACCATGCGGGCTACGTGGGACGCAACGAAGAACGCTATCGCCTATGAGGCACAGTGGCGCCGTAATGACGGGAACTGGGTAAACGTACCGCGCAGCTCTGCCACATCGTTTGAAGTGCCTGGCATTTATGCTGGCAGTTATATGGTGCGTGTGCGTGCGATTAATGCGGTCGAAGTGTCATCTCCATGGGGATACTCCGATTTGACCACGCTTAACGGCAAGGTGGGTAATCCCGGAACACCGATAAACTTGGTCGCCAGCGATAATGTCGTGTGGAATATCGATATTACCTGGAGATTTCCTGCAGGCAGCGGCGATACAGCCTATACCGAGCTGCAGCAAGCAACCACGGCTGACCATCAAAACCCAACGCTGCTGGCCACCATTCCCTATCCGGGGTCTGCATATCAGCATGGCCCGATGCCGGCAGGTATAAGGCGCTGGTACCGGGCCAGACTGGTTGACAGAATTGGCAACGTGGGGGACTGGACCGAATATGTCGCCGGTGCAAGCAATGTTGATGCCAATGACCTTATTCATGACACGCTGGAAAAATATCTTGAAACACAGGACGGTAAAGCGCTTTTAGAGCCGCTGATTACCGATCCCCAACTTCTGGCTGAAAGCATCCTTGCTAATTATGACAGCGTGGATCAGCAGTGGAAAAACTACGGTGAAAACCGTGCGGGGATTATTGAAGCAACAAAAATAGCTACCGATGCGAACAGCTCTATCGCTCAGCTCGAAACGGATGTAGCGGCTAAATTTGGTGAGCAGGAAGCGGTTAGCAGCTGATTCTATTCGTATGCAACCAAACGGAAAGTTGCAGGCAACCATCACAGCAACGTTCGAGCAGGCCTATTCTGCAACGGGAGCATAATGTCATTAAACAGTGATTATCAAAAACTCGAGCCGGGAAACACTGTCCGGCTTTTTGAGGTGGACGGTACCGCTTTTGGCACCGGCGAAGTCCTCAGATTTCACAATTACAATCTGGCTTACACCGAGGATGAAATTGCCGCGGCTAATCCCCTGAGTCCTATCAATTTGTCAGAAACCGCGCTGTATAATCGTGTGACCTTCCAGCGCGCTGGCGCGGCCAGTTATATTGGTCAGGATGGGAAAATCTACCAGACAGCGGCTAACCAGTGGCCGCTTGAACTTGGCGGCAGAACTGAGCCTGAACCAGCATCAACAAACTTGCTGACATATTCGAACGCCTGGGCAAATGCCGCATGGTTAAAAAGTAATGGCTCAGCAGTCAGCAACGCAGTGACTGCACCGGATGGCACGCAGAATGGGACTAAATGGATCCCCAACACCGTTAATAACACCCACCCTATTTACAGAAGTTTTATCCCCTCTCCGAATACTGATTACAGCTTTTCTGTATTCATTAAGGATGCAGGATATGGATTCGCGACGATATCAATCGTGCAGGCCAGCAACTTAGTTCAACAAAATTTGGTCACGGTCGATCTGAATGCTGGCGTTATTTTGCGCGCTACAGATATGACGAGATGCTCGATTATTAAGCTGGCTGATGGGTGGGTAAGGGTCACGGTAACATCTACGACGGCGGCCACGATCAGTGGAGATATCCGACCTGCTGTCTATCCGATGGCCACATCCAGCACCACATTGATGACCGGGGATGGTGTGAAAGGAATAGCAGTTTGGGGAGCGCATTTTGAACAGAACAGCGCGCCGACGAGCTTAATTTACACATCAGGAACAATACAGACTCGGCCAGCAGCGACAGCCGTCATTCCGGCAAACGGAGCATCCGGCGTCAAGATAACTTATTCAACAGGCGAGACAGCCAGTCTGTCTTTCGGGTCCGCCGGTTCAATTGCGCTACCTGCAGCAACTAAGCCGTGGGGCACCCGTTATATCACCAAAATTGAATATATTGGTGGGACGCCGGTTTACGACGAATCAAAACTGCCTGCAAAATCCATCTGGTGGCAGGGCAATGAATATTCAGCCTGGCCGGTTCAGATTGAAGGCATTGAGGCTTCAACCAGCGGCAGCGGCGCACAGCCGAAACTGACTGTGGCGAATCTTGACGGGTCGATTACCGCGCTTTGTCTGGCTTACGATGACATGCTTCAGGCCGTGGTGACGATTCACGATACGCTGGCGCAATACCTCGACGCCCGAAACTTTGCTGGCGGGAATGCCACGGCGGACGCCACGCAGGAGAAGTTGCAGGTTTTCTACATCGACAGCAAGAGCATGGAAACCAACATCTCCGTTGAGTTCACGCTAAGCAGCCCGATGGATTTGCAGGGATTGATGATCCCGACGCGGCAGCTTCATTCACTCTGCACCTGGTGTATTCGTGGCAAATACCGATCAGGGGATGGCTGCGATTACGCGGGGACCAACTATTTCGATAAGCACGGCAATCCGGTTAGCGATCCCTCGCTCGACGTGTGCAACGGTACGCTGAACACAGGCTGCAAACTTCGCTTCGGGGCAAATAACGCATTGCCCTTCGGTGGCTTCCCGGGAACTTCTCTGATTAAGAGCTGATTATGCGTGATAAAACCCTGCAGGCTATTTTTGAACATGCCCGGCAGAGCTACCCGCACGAATGCTGTGGCGTGGTAGCGCAGAAAAGCCGGGTTGAACGTTATTTTCCCTGTGCCAATCTGGCAGCCAATCCCACCGAAGATTTTCATCTTGATCCTGTGGGATATGCTGACGCCGAAGACTGGGGAACGGTTATTTCCATCGTTCACAGTCACCCTGATGCAACCACGCAGCCTAGCGAACTGGATAAGGCACAGTGCGACGCTACAGAATTACCCTGGCACATCGTGAACTGGCCGGAGGGGGATTTTCGTACCATTCAGCCGCGCGGCGAGTTGCCATTACTCGAGCGACCGTTCGTGCTCGGTCACACCGATTGCTGGGGATTGGTCATGAGCTATTACCGGCAGACGCATGGCATTGAGCTGACCGATTACCGTGTCGATTACCCGTGGTGGGAAGACGAGCACCCAGATAATTTTTATCAGGACTGCTGGTATGAATGTGGGTTTCGCGAATTCAGTGGGCCACCAGAGCCGGGCGATATGGTAATCATGCAGGTTCAGTCCAATAAGTGGAATCATGCGGGGATCCTGCTAGAAGGCAACATGCTTATGCACCACATGTACGGCATGCTCAGTAACCGAGTACCTTTCGGTGGATACTGGCAGGAAAGAACCATGAAAATTGTCAGGCACAAAGATTTGTTTTGACCCGCCTCGGCGGATTTTTTGTATGTAAATCATTGTAAGTCAATTAAGATTTTATCTCCTACTGGCGATAAACATGCAAGAGCATATCGTTAGTTGTGGAAATTATGGGACTTAAAGGCAAAGTTATTGTTATTGCAATAGGCTTCTTGTTTGCAGCTGTTTTTGGAGTGCCATTGATTACGTCTTACCCATCTTATCTATGGCATATGACTAAATTTGATATTCAAGGCCTTAATTGTTTGTCGGATACGAGTAAAGCCCTCATAGAGATCAACACTTTGAACAGCAGCAAGCAAATTGGTGACGACTACGAAAAGATAGGAACTGATATGGAAAAGTGCCGTAAAGGGATGGATTTCAACAAAAGTAGCGTCAGTTTTGTCCAGGATGAATTAAAAAGATACAAAACGTCAAACTTAGGCGGTGCGGATAATTAGGTTGTTTATATGCATTAAGAATGCGGTTTTAGCGTTGCCTTACGTCATTCCGGTGGTAGGATGTTACCACTTGTAACTTGTCTATAAGAAAGGTATGAAATGACGAAATATTTATTTTTAGGCGCGACGGCTTTCCTTCTTTTCCCAAGTACTTCATCGTTCGCAAATGATTGGTCTACTTACTTCAAGAATGATGAGATGCGAGGTACTGCGCAGAAGTTTGTGCGTTCTGTTTCTGATAACTCTGTTGATTTTGATTTTCCGTATAATGGCGGATCACAGATGACTATTGTTCTCCGCTCGAAGAAAGTTACGCTCAAAGAAGGGCAAAAACCAGATGACCTGAAACCTACTGAAGCCGTTTTGGTAATGAGCAAGGGCCAGTTCTTGTGTAATTCATTTAATGACTGCCACATTTCGGTGAAGTTTGACGATGGAAAAATTCAGCAGTACTCAATGACAGAAGCCGCAGATGGAAGTTCTGATGTGATCTTCTTTGAAAACTCGGCATCTTTCATTAAAAATGTCAGCTCTCACAAAAAACTGATTATTGAGGCTGAATTTTATCAAGCCGGAACTAAGCAGTTTAAATTTGATCTCACTGGTTACTCATCGCCAAAAATTGAGCAATAGGTCTTAATGTGCAGAAACTACTTATAGCATTGCTGGCGCTCGGGCTTGTCGGTTGCAATGAAAGTGATGAAAAGGTTATTGCTTACGGTCAAAATGAGATTTCGCAAAACCTCAAAGATCCAACAAGCCCGTTATTTAGGGACGTCTTTTTTCACAAGGATGAAAAAATGCCAGACGACGGCGTGAGCGGCTATGTCTGTGGGCAGCTTAATGCCAAAAACTCCTTTGGTGCATATATTGGCTACAACCCTTTCTATATACACGTCACGGTTAAAACAAGATGGTTACTGCCTGTCTTAGGGGTCTTACGAGGGTCATCAGACCCTTGGGTATTAGCCAGTTCTGATTCATCAGATGAACAGCAACTAGCGCTTCAAACGTACATGTTGAAGTGTGGAAAAAGCTAAAGCTGCCCGTGATGATTTCACGAATGATATTTATTACTCTTTCTTAAAAGTTATGGAAAAACAGAAATGAAAGTTTGTTTATATCTCGGATTAATGTTCGCTACAGGCCTAACTCAAGGAGTTGCATTCGCACAAGATGGCACTCAGAACGGCCAATCCCCGGAGTTTTATTTGCAAGCGTTGTGTCGCGGGAATGGTCATCTTGGTAAGGGATTAGGTGATAATTCCACTGAGGTTATCGAACAATCCGCACGAATTTCTAAACCATTAAGACTTGGTAATTCTGCTCCTGAAAATTACAAAATCGCATCGCTCACCTATCAGGGACTTGGCAAAGATACTTTATTGCATTGCTATGAGTACTCTGATGAACAGTTAAAGGGTCTCATTGATAGTTACCTCCTAAAATCACAGTAACGACATTAATACACTGAGAAAATCTTACATGGAGACATTCGAAAGAGTTGCTGCGTTTATTCTGGCGCTCGGGCTGGCGGGGTGTGCTACTAAGCCCTTCGAGGAAACCAGTACTATTTATGATCGAGATATTACGACCGCTAAAGAGAACTTTACACACGTTCGAGTCCACAGAGTGTCACAGCTGACAGGTTCTGCATTAGGGGAAAGCTGTCCGTTGGTGCTAAAAGTTGATGAAAAAGAAATTGCAGGGCTGCAACAAAATCAATATGTCGATTTTTACCTACCTCATGGAGAGCACACCCTTTCAGTAAGATTTAAATGTGCTCTCACTGAATGGAGGAGATCGACTCAGTTAATAGCTGATGGTAAACCCAAAGAGTTTGATACCGAAATAGGCGCTGCTGGGCAATATCGAATGTGGCAAACAAAATAATTAAAAAGTCGCTTAGGCGGCTTTTTTTATGGGGATTTATTAATGATAGAGACGACTACAGAGAAGATGGCGACAGTTGAGTTATATGGCGTTCTTGCCAAAACATTCGGCAAAACTCATTGTCGACTCGTCAGAACCAAAGCCGAAGCCATACATGCCCTTTGTAAGACAATTAGCAATTTTGAACGCTTTCTAAATACCAGTAAATTGCGAGGTCTTACTTACGCTGTATTTATCGGTCAGAAAAATGTTGGCGTTGACGATTTGGGCTATCCAGTCACTGAAGATGTCATAAAAATTGTTCCTGTGCCTATTGGCAGTAAACGCGCTGGAGCTTTGCAAACCATTCTGGGAGCTGTTTTGGTTGTCGTGGGTGTGGTGGTTGGTGCTTTAACTGGTTGGACTGGTATCGGCGGTGCCGTCGCAGCAGGAATGATTAAAGTCGGTGCTGCAATGGCCCTTGGCGGCGTCATTCAGATGCTTTCCCCGCAGACCTCTGGCCTCGCCAGTAAACAGGATGCTGATAATCAGGCTTCCTATGCCTTTGGCGGTGTCACGAATACGGCCGCTCAGGGCTATCCGGTCCCGCTTCTTTACGGGAAACGTAGAATTGGCGGCGCGATTATTTCCGCCGGAATTTATGTCGAAGATCAACAGTAAACCCCACCTCTAATTCTTCCATCTAAGGTCGCCGCGGCGGCCTTTTTTTATGGGCGCAATATGGCAACCGCAACCAAAATAAAAGGCCGCAAGGGCGGCAGTTCTTCATCCCGCACGCCGGTTGAACAGCCAGATGACCTTCAGTCTATCGCTAAAGCGAAACTGCTCATTGCTCTGGGGGAAGGGGAATTCGGTGGTGGCCTCACAGGCCAATCGATTTTTCTGGACGGAACGCCGCTTCTAAACAGTGACGGTTCGAGCAATTTCAGCGGGGTGGCGTGGGAGTTCCGCGCCGGGACGCAGGCGCAATCCTATATTCAGGGATTGCCGGGTACTGAGAACGAAATTAGCGTCGGCACTGAGGTGAAAAGCACTGTTGCCTGGACGCACACTTTTACTAATACCCAACTTTCAGCTATTCGCCTGCGGCTGAAATGGCCGTCTTTATTTAAGCAGGAAGATGACGGTGATTTGGTCGGGTATTCGATCAATTACACCATCGAATTGCAAACCGACGGCGGAGCATTTCAGACGGTAATCAACACAGCGGTTACTGGCAAAACCACGTCAGGATACGAGCGCAGCCATCGCGTTGACCTCCCACCGGCTGGCACCACTTGGACAATTCGTCTGCGCAAGATTACTGCAGATGCGAACAGCGCAAAGATTGGCGATGCAATGACTATCCAGAGCTACACGGAAGTCATCGATGCAAAACTCAGGTATCCGAACACCGCACTGCTGTATATCGAATTCGATTCCAGTCAATTCAATGGCTCCATCCCGCAAATTTCATGCGAGCCACAGGGCCGCGTTATTCGCGTGCCTGATACTTATGATCCGGTAACAAGAACGTACAGCGGAACATGGACCGGTGCTTTCAAGTGGGCATGGTCAGATAACCCAGCGTGGGTTTTCTATGACCTTGTGGTCACCGATCGCTTTGGGTTGGGTAACCGCCTCACCGCGGCCAACATCGATAAATGGGAGCTGTACCAGGTCGCACAATATTGCGATCAGATGGTTCCGGATGGTAAAGGCGGAAATGGCACTGAGCCGCGTTATATCTGCAATGTTTACGCACAAAGCCGAAACGATGCCTATACGGTTTTGAGAGACTTTGCGGCGATCTTCCGCGGCATGACGTACTGGGGCGGGAATCAGATTGTTGCCCTGGCTGACATGCCGCGCGATATCGATTACAGCTATACGCGCGCGAACGTTATCGATGGCCAGTTCAGTTATTCGAGCAGCACGACCAAGACCCGTTACACAACGGCCCTTGTGTCATGGTCTGATCCGGACAATGCCTACGCTGACGCAATGGAGCCCGTTTTTGAACAGGATCTGGTGACGCGCTACGGCTTTAACCAGTTAGAGCTTACGGCTATTGGCTGTACCCGTCAGTCAGAGGCGAACAGGAAGGGACGCTGGGGTATCCTGACGAATAACAAAGACCGGGTGATAATTTTTGGTGTCGGGCTGGATGGCATGATCCCGCAGCCGGGTTACATTATTGCTGTTGCAGACGAAATGCTGTCGGGAAAAGTGACCGGTGGCCGCATAAGTTCGGTGAACGGTCGCGCGATTACTTTGGACCGCGTGCCGGATGCTGTTGCTGGTGGCCGGCTGATTTTAAATCTTCCATCAGGTGCAGCTCAGTCACGCACAATTCAGTCGGTGTCGGGGAAGGTTGTCACCGTCACCACGGCTTACAGCGAAACACCAGAGTCCGAAAGCATCTGGGTGGTTGAGTCAGACGAGCTGTATGCGCAGCAATACCGCGTGCTCAGCGTGGCTGACAACAACGACAATACGTTCACCATTTCCGCGGCGTATCACGACCCGGATAAATACGCGCGCATCGATACCGGCGCCATTATCGACGAACGGCCGATCAGTGTTATCCCGCCAGGTAACCAGTCTGCCCCGGCCAATATTCAGATCGGTTCTTATTCTGTGGTCAATCAGGGGATCAGCGTTCAGACCATGCGGGCTACGTGGGACGCAACGACGAACGCTATCGCATACGAGGCACAGTGGCGCCGTAACGATGGGAACTGGGTAAACGTTCCGCGCAGCTCTACCACGTCGTTTGAAGTGCCTGGCATTTACGCTGGCCGCTATCTGGTGCGTGTGCGTGCCATTAACGCAGCGGAGATATCAAGCGGGTGGGGTTATTCGGTTGAGGTTACGCTGACCGGTAAAGAGGGTAATCCGCCGAAGCCGGTAGGTTTCACGGCCACCGGCATCAACTGGGGTATTCAGTTGAACTGGGGCTTCCCGGAAAACACTTCGGACACGCTGAAAACAGAGATTCAGTACACGCCGAACTCTGATCAATCTAATCCGCTGTTGCTGTCCGACGTTCCCTATCCGCAGGCAATTTATACGCAGCTGGGGTTGAGGGCCGGTCAGGTATTCTGGTACCGCGCCCAACTGGTGGATAAGACCGGAAATGAGTCGGGATATACCGACTGGATCCGGGGGATGGTGAACGACAATGCGGACGACTATCTGGGAGATATCGCTGATGACTTCCTGAGTGCCACTGACGGTGACCGGCTGACGGGTGATATTGAAACCAACATTGATGCCATCCTGCAGAATGCCTTAAACCTCAACTCGACCATTGATCACCAGTTCGCTCAGAACGGTGAGGTTCGCGCTGATATTCTGACGGTAAAAACTACCATTGCAGAAGTTGATCAGGGGCTGGCAGATCTGACTACGCAGGTGCAGGCGCAAATCGGTGATGTGACCGCAGCGCTTGAAGACAAACTGACGGCGGTTGTTGATGCCAGTGGCGCTTCAGCAATTTACACCCTGAAAACCGGCGTACGGATCGGCGGTGTGATGTACAACGCCGGGATGTCTATTGCTGTGCTGGCGCAGGCAGGTCAACCGGTGGTGACGCGGGTGGGCTTTAACGCGAACCAGTTCGTGCTGATGTCAGGTTCCGGTGGCACACAATATTCCCCATTTGCTGTGGTGAACGGGCAGGTGTTTATCAGCGATGCGTTTATCCAGGACGGGACGATTACGAATGCGAAGATCGGTAATTTCATTCAGTCCAATAATTATTCCTCGTCGGGTACGGGCTGGAATCTCGATAAGAACACCGGCTTTACGTTTAAATCGGCTACCGCAGGGCAAGGGAGCATCACGCTTGATGGCCGCGGATTACGTGTCTATGACAGTGCCGGAAACTGGAAAGTTAAAGTGGGGGATTTAAGCTGATGCCATTCGGGATTGCGGTGGCTGGCGCCAAAAGTTATGACATGTCTGTCAGCAGGCCATTAACGTGGATTGGCAGTCTTTCTATCGGTGCCAGCATTGGTAATGTGAACACTTCATCAGGTGACTTTTCAGCAAAATGCCCTGCGGGTTCACAGCTGGTGGCTATTCCGGACAACGTGGTCGCGATATTAAAAACATCGATATCTGCGGTTATGCAGTTCAAATCGCTGGCGATAAGCGTGGACAATAATGCCAGAACTGTGACGGCCACGCTGGATTTGACCACCAATCTGCAAAGCCCGAGTTTCGCCAGCAGCGCTGCGGATCGCCCGAAGCTTGTTAATGTGTACTGCGTTTACCCGGGTGAGATAAATCAAGGCGGTTTCGGTTTCGCGGTAGCCGCAGGGGGTTCTTTTCCCTACGTGGTGGATAGCAATTCCGGTTTGTTTCTCACGTACTCATACAACGGTGCTTTCACGGGAAACCTGACGTTACCTGTCGGCGCAAACTCAACGGTATTTTGTTATTGGGATGATCCAAACGTGGGTCTGATTTATGACGAAGTAAGCCGAACGCTTAAGGGGTATGTGAGTGGTAATAACCAGTCGGGGATCAATATAGCCATTAAGATTTGCGTCTTCACCATTAAAACACCGGAAGTTCCTGCCTGGGGGATTGCGGTACGGGGGATTGATGGCGGGATCAGCTTTACGAGTGCTGAAACACCGATGATGTATAGGGGGAATATCAACACCCCTTCGGCAAATGGTTCAGCGACTGCTTTTAGTACAACGGACCAGGCGCAACAACCTATGGTCCCCGTTATGAAAATTGGCGGACAACTGGCATCAACAAACTGGTTTCACCTTGGCATGGCGAGGAGCGGAACATCATTTTTCGGCAGGCCAACCAGCCTTATCAATGGCGGTGACTCCACTAACCCCAATCAGCAGGTGGTTGGGTATGCCAGCAAGCCATTACCGTTCCTGTGGGCCACTGATTATTTCTAACGGAATCGCTCATTTGGAATATTATTTCTACACATCAACCCGCTACGGCGGGTTTTTTTATGCCCGGAGAAAAGCATGTCAGCAGGCACAATTGCGTTAACCAACAACTCAGCGGCAGTGACCGGTACCGGTACAGCTTTTACCACAGATTTAAAAGCGGGTGACTTCATTGTCGTTATTGTCGGCGGTGTGACTTACACGCTTGGCGTTAAAACGATAACCTCGGCAACAGCACTAACTCTGATAACTGCTTATGGTGGCCCGACGGCTACCGGTAACGCATGGACAGCGGTACCGAATGCGACGCTGGTAGGCATTACGGCCCAGGTCGCAGCCGATGTTGCAAAAGCCATTCGCGGTTTGAATCTGGACAAGGCCAATTGGCAACAGGTATTCAGTGGAACGGGTACAATCACGGTGACGCTGCCTGACGGGTCTACATATACCGGCCCTGCATGGAGCAACATCACGACGTCATTGGCAGCGAAAGCGGCTAAAGGTGCTAATGGGGATATTACGTCACTTACCGGCTTAACTACTGCACTGTCGGTTAGCCAGGGCGGTACAGGTGCAAACACTGTCGCAGCAGCCCCCTTTGCGCCCAAAGCATCACCATCATTTACCGGCAACACGTCGATATCCGGCAATTTAACTGTGGGAGCAGGCGTAACAGCGGGTCCTGCGGGATATTATACTCAGGGGTTGGTTAACCCAGCAGTTCAAGGCTCTTATATCGGTTGGAACGGAACCGGCCTAGTTGGAGGTGCTGATTTCCTGTGTAATCGTGGGACTGGCGATGGCGGCTTCCGCTTCCGTACTGTCAATAATACAAACACAGCGGTAATCACAGATTTCACGATGCTCAATACGGGTCAAGGTGTCTCGTCTGCGGGGTGGGTGGCAGTATCGGACATTGACGTTAAGATGAACGTTGTCGAAATTGAACCGGAAAAAGCGCTATCAGTACTCACCTCATGGCGGACTTGCTCATGGGATTACTGCGATGTCCCGAGCGAATACGACGAAGCCGGAAAAGTAATTTCGGTAACAAAGGGCGCTAAAGGTTTTGGTTTCATTGCGCAGGACGTCCAGAAAGATTGTCCTGATGCTGTAACACTGACTAAAAATCCCCAGTTGTACGTCGCCGAGGACGGTGAGCTTTTCGCTAAAGAGGACACTTTGTCTCTTAATACGCTGGGCGTATCAGCTGCATATGCTGGTGCCGCGATAAAAGCATTAAAGAAACGCAATGAAGACCAGGCAGAACTTATCGCGGCTTTGTTGAAGCGTTTGGAAGCGGTCGAAACAAATCTCGGGATCAACGGCGAACCGGCCTCATAACTATCTTTCCTTGTCGATCAGCGGCATAAAAATTCATCTCTTTCCTTGCTTCACCAGCAAAAAACCTTAGGACACATACTGTTTAAACATATAATTAGCTAATTATAAAAACTTCTAACTGATGTTTTTTTTAATTATTTTGCTGGTACTGTTCCAACTATAACTGCCGGGGAATTTGGACATCCGCGGTCAGGCATTATATAAGAACCATCGGGTTGTTTGCGTATCGTACAGTTTAAAGCAGGTTTTTGCTCTATGGGTAACGTATCGGTTTTGTTGGGGGCAGCAATATGTACTATTTGTTGTGGCTTAGGAATGTACAAACGTTGTCCCATATAATCCGTGTTTAGATTGACCGTTATTGCCTGATCCCCTATCCGCTGGCAACTAAAAAGTAGTTCATTACCATCTATAATTCTTCCGGTGTCGAGGACATTAGGACACGTCATTCCGATTATCTGGGCTGGCATTGTAATTGTCGCTTGAGATATTTTATGCACATTTAAAAACTTCACAGAAACATCAATTTGAGTTGCATCATGGACATCACCATTAATTATCAAACCTCTATTGCTATTACATTTTGACCATGCATCGACAATATTCTTGTCAGCAAGTAAAGTTAATACCTTGTGATATCCTTCATCTGATAATTGGCTATTACTACTGGTGCAGAGTTCGTTTTTAGTTTGAGCAAATTGATCCCGGCTACCACTTCCTTCACCACCTAGGCCCCAATTACCAATCTGAACACTAACGCCACCTTTCTTCTCATCAGAGTCGCCAGTAGAACTCGATGATGACGAGCAAAAGTTCGTACTAATATTGTTTTTGAGTTCCGCTTGGGTTATATCACTGTATGTGTTGCGGACTCCTTGTTCCAGAATTGCATCACATTCATTAGCAAAAACAGTTGTAGGGGTAATGCAAAGCGGTAGCAAGTGTATAAAAGTGGCTGCTTTCATTCCTAACCCTCACCATTATCATGGATATAGTTTAAAATAGCCTACGCTAAATAATTTGCAAGATCTGGATGCAAAATGAGCATGTGTTGAGGATGCCGACTATGCCTCTGCAAACAGGCAGCATTTTTTAATGCGCTATAATAAGAGTAGCAGGGGTAAATGGCTTAGCTAGTTAAAGCTCACTTCTGTTCGCCCATATGTATCATATGGGCATATCGATTGGTGACAATCCTCAGGCGAGGGCTTGAGTCTTTGGCAGACAAGAACGTCGACATTAAGTTCGGTGAAGCTTTCACTGACGACAAGCTGGTGATTGGATATGTGATTACTCAAATATTCTACAATGCCAGGAATGATGTGTTTGACGATACGCCATGCATTTAAAAAACAGCACGGGTTAACGGCGGGCTATCAGAAGATAGGCACTCATAGAACCTTGGCAGGCTTGCTGTTCTTGTGTCAGCTGACATGATCGTAGTGCAGGGTGGTGATTTTACCAGATTACTGGCACATAACATATGGTTGCAGAGTTCATTCAGATTATTTACATATAAGCATATGAAGTTATTTAATTAATGCCCGCCCATAACGTATTTTCGTGGTTAATTTTAAATGTGAAATCTGCAGTGAAAAATTGTACGAAGATCTAATTATTTGAATTTGCTGTATTTAATTGAATTGTTTTTAATCATTGAAATTTTGAACTAAATATTGATTTACTTTTCTAGGCAATATATAGTAATGAAACGTTTCCCTCCGCCAAAAGGGAAATATTCCGCCACCATACGGGATCGATTGCAGAACCCCGAAGGAGAAGATTCTCTTCGGGGTTTTTTGTTTAACTTATCTTCTTGATGTCGCCATTAATTAGCAGATCATAAGCTAAAAATAATCTACGGAAATCCGTTTTTAAATTGTCATTTTCACAATTTTTAAACTGTTGAAATGCTTCAGTCTTAACGTACTTTTCCAAGTCATCAATTTGAAGGTTTTTAATGTTTTTAATTATCACAAGCAATTCTTTTTGTTTGCTAAATGCAGAGTTTTTTATGATGCTGATTTCATGGAATTCCTTATCAGCATTGACTTTGTCTAACTTAACTGCACCGATCATTGAGTCTAATCTTCCATGACGTTCGATTCTCTGATTAAGCCTGTTTAATAGTTTTGCGGACAGATTTAATTCTTTAATGTTGCAAGAGGCTATTATCTTTGAAAATGGAAGTCTTACAGTATTAGTAGATCCAATTATAAATTCAATTGCTAGCTTGCTAGATATTTCGTTCTTATCAAATAAGTAATCTTCTAGGTAGTTAATTTCTTTAATTTGAGTGAAAACATATTTTTTATCGCCGAGTGCGACGACAAGATTTTTACCCTGCTTCACGCTTTCTTCAAGTTTGTCTAAGTCTGAAGGGGAGACAAGTAGTGTGTCTAAATTCCCTTTCTCACCTTCATTTACAATTAGTGTTTTAATAGCTCTCTGATAACGCAAAACATCGTAAGGTGATAAACCTTCATCAACGGCACTAATCTCATCGTAAATTTGTTTATAATTGTCAGTTTCAACAGAAGTATAAGTGACTTGCAGTTGTTGGTCAGTGATTTGATGGGTTATAACTTCATGTTCATTTGGTTTGTGTTGTATAAGGATTATTCTCTCAGCTGATTTTCGGCCATCCTCCTTCGGCAGTTGTGAGGAAAAGTCAGAGAGTAGTTTTTTTACATTCCTATCAGTCAATGAGTAACCAATAAATAGTATTGGGTTTTTGATCATGTTAGATAATATTTTAGCACTAATTAATATTGCTTTATCATCGTATTTTTCATAGTCTTCTGTGTTAATGATAATTGAGTGTGGATCTTTGATGTCGCCATGGATTTTGTAGAGCTCGCTCCATCCTACGGTATCCTCGAAAAATCCATTATTACCAATATATAATTTTGGTATTACACCTTGCTCAAGAAGTAAACTTTCAACGAAAGCATCGTAATTCGTGGTGATAATCATCTTTGCTTTTTTTAAAAGGATTTTAAATGAATTTAATTCTTCGTGATTCACATCAGGCTTTAGGATTGTTTCTGAGAATCTTTGGCATATCGAATGCTTGAATGGAGAGATGTTTTCGCTAAAAACTCGCTTTGCATCTAAATCATCTAGTGTAATTATGCTATCTGTGAACATCTTATTAAAGTCATTTTCAATTTTGCTTGCAGCTTCTGTGTAAATTTTATGATCCAAATCAGAATCATCATGGACAGTGTTCTTGTACTTTTCCTTTATGGTTAAAAGGTAATTATAAAAATCCATTTCCTGATTTGTTTTTTGCCAATACTCATTTAGCAGTTCTACCCAAGTTGGGTAGCCCTCAAGATATCTTTTTGATATGCCTGACCCAATAAAAACTATAGGATAATTTTTGAATTCAAATATCTGGTTTGGCATAGCAAAATCCTTCTGTGTAAGTCGGGCTCAAGCTGTGTTTACCTGTCGGCAAATGCCGTAAAAATGTGATGCTACAACCTGCTAAGTGATTTTTAGACCGTAGTCTTTATCCGATATGCTAAGTAATTGTAATCATAATAGACTGAAAGGTTTGGAACATAAATACTGGGAATATATCAGGGGAAGGGTGGCTGGAAAATTAATCAGCAGATTCTAACTGCAACGAATAATGTGTCTGGTGACATTCTGTACATGTGGACATACAGCGGGAGAAAAAACCTCCGCTGCTGGCGGAGGTTCTCGTAACAGAAGGGGCTGCGCATCTTTACGTAACCTTTTCTGTCCAGCTGGTGTCAGTGTAGAGTCCTAATTTTACACATTACTTGCTGGTTTGTACTAGTTCGTCCCTTCACTGTCCTATCTAAATTGGTGGCGCTGGGGGATTTGAACCCCCGGATATTTCCTGTTATGTATCGCGGCAAAACATTAAAAGTTCCAAAAGCCTTTCCCCAAAACCATTTTCAACTATATGAAGTTAAAGGGATTTATTTAGCGCTCAAAGCCACTGGTACTACTCGAAAAATTAGTGTTATGTAATTGATTACAAAGTTTTTAATACAGTTTTAACCGTGCTGCCGCACAGGCAGCTTAGAAATGCATCACCAGGGTGGCGGAAGTCCACTGCTGCCAGCCCCCCAAAACTCATCCCACCAAATCCCGTTCAACAAACCCTTTGCGCCATTGTGTCGGCGACGTACCCAGCCGCTGGCGGAAATGATGACGTAAAGTTTCCGGC